TCCCGCCTACTCCAGTGGCCAGCGCGATGCCCAAGCCCGCGAAGGCCCAGGCGTTGCCGCTGGTGGCGGCGCTGAGCACCTGAGCAGCGGCGCCGAAGGTCTTGTTGCTGGCGCTGTCGGTCAGGCTCTCGTAGGTGGCGCCCAGGCTGTCGTACAGGGCGGCCAGGCCGGTGGCGCCCCAGGCGTCGGTGGCCAGCGTGGTGCCGCCGGTGACGGTGGCGGCGTCGGTCGTGGTCTTGAACAGGTAGAAATTGGTCCCGTTGCTGGTGATGCCCAGCTCCGTTTCCCAGACCACTCCGTTGAGGTCCATGACGCCGCACGCCTGCCCGTTGTGCGCCACGCGCGCGGGCAGGTTGGCGCTGCCGGTGCGGCCGGTGGCATACGTGCCATTGCCGTCGTCGACGTAGGCGATGGCGGCGTCGTTGCTGTCGCCCAGGGCGTTGTTGTTGTTGCCTTTGGGGTAGTTGGTGCCGCTGGTGCTGTACCACGCGCAGAAGGCGGTGCCGGTGGCGGCGGAGCCGTGCGCGTTGGCCAGCAGTGCCAGGGCGCCGCGGATGAAACGTGTGTTGCAGAAGAAGCGGCTGCCGCGCGTCTTGGCTGCGGCGATGGCGCCGGCCAGGTTGTTGCCGGGCGCGCCCGTCAGGCTGGCAAAGGTGGCTGTGGACAGGCTGCCGCGCTGCGCGCTGGTAAGCACCGCGGCGCCCTTGATGCTGCTGGCGGTGCCCCCGTTGTTGCTGCAGAGGTACTTGTCGACCCAGAAGCCCTGGCGGATGCTGCCGGCGTTGTAGAAGGCGCGGTGCAGCGCGTAGCCGGCCGCGTTGGCGTCGGCCACGGTGGGCCAGTGGCTGAAGGGCTTGACGTCGACCACGTTGACGGCCAGCCCGTTGCTGCCGGTCCCATACTTGTAGAAGAAGGCCGGCACGTAGACCATGACCGAGCCGTCGCTGTACAGGTAGTTGCCGTAGTTCTCGGAAGCCGGGTCTTCGGTGCCGGGCAAGCGGGCAAAGCCCGAGGGGATCTCAGGCGAGATGCCCACGCCGAAGCCCTGCTGCCCCGGCACGCCGATGTGGTTGATGTTGCCGGCAGCGCCCGCGCCGATGCGGATGCCGAACGGGAAGGCGACGGGGGCGCCGTCGGGCGTTTGGATGGTGCGGATGGTGAGCGTGCTCATTGGATGCTCCAGGTGGCAAAGTCTTGGACGGTGACGGTGATGTTGTCGTCGATGGCGATGGGGCCGACGGACGCGGCGTTGTAGGCGCTGGGGATCGTCAGCGGGGCCGAGATGCGGCGCGAGTTGAAGCGCACCGGGCTGTCGGGGCTGACGGCCTGCGCCTGGGCCGCGCTGACGGCGGCGGCTGCGGCCGATGCGGCGGCGGCGGCGGCGTTGGCGGCCGGATTGGCGGCCACGATGGACGCCAGCGCGGCCTGGGCCAACGCGCGGTCGGCCTGGGTGGCATTGGCGTTGGCCAGCACCTCCAGCGCGTTGGCGTAGACGTTGGCGGCCAGCGCGTTGATCTGCGTGCCGAAGGTGGGCAGCGCGGTCAGCAGCAGGTCGGCGCGCACGGCAAAGTTGGCCGGGTCGCTGCGCTGCGGCACCGGCGTGGGCAGCGGGGTATAGGTGGGCGGGCTGGCGGGCATAGGGTGTGGCTCCTGGCGGTGTCGGTCAGGGGGTCATGTCAAGCCTTCGATCTCGAGGCTGCACAGGCTTTCGCGCGGGTAAGGCACCTCGATGGCGAAGTCGCGGAAGAAACCGTAGACCGTCAAGGGCGCGAGGTCTGGGACGTCAGGCGCGGTGATCCACACGGCGGGCTCGGCCCGCAGGTCTGACAGCACGCGCTGCACGCGGTTGATCTGCGTGTTCTGCAGCAGCACGCGGGCGCTCAGGCGCTTGCTGAAGTCGCGGCGCACGAAGGTGGTCGTGCCGAATTCGTCGGTTTCTTTGCGGCTGTAATCGATGATGCCGAGGCTGGCGCCATATTCCGCGTCGCCCAGGTCATATTGAGTGCCCCAGATGAGCTGGCCGATTTCAAGCGTGCCGGTGCCGGTCAGGGCCACCGTCAGCTCGGCATTCGGGTAAGGCGGAAGGTCCGTCAACACCACCTCGCCGATCTGCACGTTGGGCTCGAAGAAATACTGATACCAGTCGTAGATGAAGGTGCCGTCCAGGTTGATGGTGCGGCTGTAGATGGTGGGGCCGCCCGTGCCGTCCTTGACCGTGATGACGACCTGTGCGGCTACCAGGCCCAGCAGCGCCAGGCTGTTGCACAGACCGGTGTCGAGCACCACGGTCAGCGGGCTGGTGCTGGTGGTGGCGGTGCTGACCTGGCCATCGAACATGGCGTGCGTGTTGTCCGGGCCTTGGCGCGCCCATTGCGTGGGGCTGGTGCTGGGCGTGTTGCCGGTGTTGCTGTTGACGAGGGAGATCCAGTAGCTGGTCAGGTAGTCAACGACGGCGTCCTTGGCGTAGGTGGTGCCGGCCGCCCAGGCGGCGGCCGATTCCACCGCAGTCGAGCTGACCAGGTGCGTGGCGGGGTCGAAGGCAACGGGCTTGATGACTCGCATAGTGGCTGCTCAGGCTCCGTCGGCGTCAGGGCGTGGGCGTGACGTCGACGATTTGCATCGACTCACCGTCGCGCGTGACGCGCTCCCACAGGCGCTGGACTTTGTTGGTGGCCACGGCGGTGACGCGCGCCTCGGCGCGCAGGCCCTGCAGCTCGGCGCGCAGGGCGCGAATTTCGGCGGCGAGCAGCTCTTCGCGGCGCTGGCTGTTGCCGAGCATGGCGGCGGTGTCGGCGGCGCTCCAGTAGCGGGCCGGGCCGGTGGCCTCGAGCTCAGGGCCGCGCTCGCCGACGATACGCAGGCCGCCGGAGTGCAGGCCGCCGAGGGCGAAGGCGGGCACACCGCCCAGCGAGGTGATCAGATCGCGCAGGGCCTGCACCTGGGGCTCGTAGGCGCGCAGGGCGGCCTGGGCCTCGGCTTCGGCTTGCTGCGCGGCGGCGAAGGCCGGGTTGTCGCGCTGCTCGTAGATGCCGCCCTTGGCAAAGCCAAGCCAGTCATACCGCGTGCCTACGCGCACGCTGGTGGTGGCCGGCGTGCCGGCCAGCGTGGCCTGCGCGGTCTGCACGTTGCCTTGCAGGCTGCCCAGGTAGGCCGCGGCGCTCTGCAGATCGGCCTGGGCGCGCTGCAGGTTTTGCTGGCGCTCAACCTCGGCCTGCTGCGCGGCGGTTTGCGCGTTGACGGCGCCGATGAGCGCCGAAAGCCGATCAGCGACGAGCGTGTTGCCGCTGCTGATGCGGTCCACGAGCAGCAGGTTGGTGGGGTCTGCCTCGCCCAGCTTGGCCAGCACGCGGGCCAGGGTCAGGTCGCTGCTGGCCAGCAGGTCAGCGGCGCGGGCCTGCTCGTCAATCACGCCGCCCGTGGTCTGGTCGTTGCTCTGCAGCTGGCCGACCACGACACCGTTGGCTGCCAGCGCGGCGGCGATCTGCTGCAGGTTGGTGCTGTGCTCGCGCAGCAGCTCAACCGTCAGGTCGCCGTTCTGCAAGTCTTCCTGCAGCACTTGCAGGGCAGCGGTGTTGACGTTGAGCAGCGCGGCCTGGGCGCTGCGCTGGGTGCCCAGGGTGTCGCTAAGGGCGGCTACGCCCTGCAGCTCGGCGGCGATGCGGGCGGCGCCGATGTTGGCTTCGGCCCGGGTGCGGGCGGTGCCGCGCAGGCTTTCGGCGTAGCTGCTGGCCAGGGCGCCGAGGTTGCCCATGGCGGTGACGTCGCCGGCCTGCGCGGCGGCCAGGCCGCTGCGGTAGGCGCTGGCGGCGCTGGCGCCCGGGCTGCCGGTCCCCAGCAGCGCGGCGATGGTCTGGCGCAGGCTGCTGCCGGCCTGGGCGTAGGCATCGGCCGCCTGGCGCGCGGCGTTGGCGGCGGACTGGCTGGCGCTGATCTGCCTGGCCAGGGCGTCGGCGGCGGCGCTGGTGGCTGCGGCCAGTTGGGCGCGCTCGTCTTGCAGGGCAATGATGCGGTCGTACAGGGCGCGGTTGCTTTCGTGGATGGCTTCGCGCTCGCGGCGGCGCAGCTCGGCGGTGTCACCCTGCAGCTGCAGCAGCTGCGTCTCGAGCTGGGCGCGCTCTGACATGACCTGCTGGTACAGCTGGCGCAGGCTGCTGGCGGTCATGCCGGCGCCGCCGGCCAGGCGGGCCATCTCATCGGCCACCAGGCCCAGCTCTTGGGCCAGCTTCTGCTGGATCTGTTCTTGCGTCAGACCCTTGAGGCTGAGCTTGATGTCCTTGGTAAAGGCGGTCACCGATTCCGACGCTAGGCCCAGGTCGCGGGCCATCTTGACGGTCTCGTCGCGCAGTTGGTTGAAGCCGCCGCCGAGGATGGATTGCAGGTCGCCGCTGAGGGCCGAGGTGCGCGTCTTGTCGCTGCGGAACCAGCCACCGCGCAGAAACTCGAATTGGCTGCCGGTGAAGCCCTGCTCACCGCCGAAGCTGCCCTGCACGCCGGTGTCAACCAGCTTGCGGCCGAAGGCGCGATTGACCAGGCCTCCTACAACCGCGCCTATGCCGGCGCCGATGGGCCCAAACAGAGCGCCGATGCCCGTGCCCAGATTGACCGCGCTGCTGCCGCTGCGCCCGCCGATGGCCGAGTAGCCGCCGCTGATGCCGCGGCCAAGCATCTGGCCGATGGCGATGGGGCCCAGCGCGCCTGCAATGGTGCCGGCGCCCATGGCCAGCCCCTGGCCCAAGGGCGCGCCAATGCTGTGCATGGCGGCCAGGCCCGTGCCGGCCCACGACGTGCCTGCCAGCTGGGCAGCGCTGGTGAACAGGCCTCCGTAAGCCGACATTTGCGCCGCACTGACGCCGAGCGAGCCCAGCAGGCCGGGCGCCGATCCGCCGGCCGCGGCATTGCCGGCGGTGGCTGCACCGGTGGCACCGCCAAATCCCAGCAAGGCCAGCACGCTGCGTGCCACGGGGTCGACGATGGCCTTGATGATCGGCTGCAGCACCAGGGTGCTAAAGTAGCGCTTCAGTGCTTCGCCCGCGCTCTTGCCGCCGGACATCAGCGCGTCGGCCAGCGATTGGCCGACCTGGTCGACGGTGCGCTCCCACTGCGCGGCGGCTTCGCGGGCGGCGTCGACGTTGGCTTGCTGCGCGCGCTGCTGCCCCATGACACCGAGCAGCTTTTGCCGCGCGTTGATTTCGCGCTCGATTTGCTGCCAGCCTTCGCTGCCCTGGACATACCTGGCTTGCTGTTCGCGCAGGCGTTGAATCGTGACCAGTTCAATGGCTTCAGCCAGACTAATGTTGTGCACCACGGCGCGGTCAGCGGCCTGGGCTTCAAGTTGCAACTGCTCGGTCCGGGCGGTGACAGCGTCAGTGGCGCGCTTTTGCGCCTCGGTCTGGTCGTCGAGGTACTTCTGGACGGCGGCGGCGTCCTGGATCTGGGCCTGGGTGATCTGGTCTTGCAGGGTGAGAAGGTACTCTGCGTAGGCTTCGCGCTGGCGCAGGTACTCGCGGGTCGCTTCTTCTTCGGCCTCGTACTCGCGCACCAGGGCGGCCAGGGCGATGTCGGCCTGCAGCTGCAGCTCGCGCTGGTGGGCGGCTTCGGCGGCCAGCTCGGCCGCGTCGTAGCGGGCGATGGCGGCCAGGTCTTGGGCGGCGCGCAGTTCGCGCTCGGCCAACGCGGCCTCAGCTTGCTGCTGCAGCTCGCGTTGGTGAGCGGCTTCGGCGGCCAGCTCGGCGGCGTCGTAGCGGGCGATGGCGGCCAGGTCTTGGGCGGCGCGCACTTCGCGCTCGGCCTTGATGGCGGCGTCGGCGGCGCGCTCGGCATCGTATTCGCGCACCTGCTGGGCCAGGGCGCGGTCGGCCTGCAGCTCGAGCTCGCGCTGAAAAGCCTCAGCGCTGGCTTGCTCAGCGGCCAGCGTGGCGTCGTCGTAGCGGGCCTGCTGGCGCAGGGCGTCCTGCGCGATGCGCTCCAGCTCGGCCTGGTGCGCGGCTTCGGCGTCGGCCACGGCGCGGTCGTAGCGCAGCAGGCGGTTGAGGCTGTCCTTCTCGTCGGCTTCGAGCTGCAGCTGCGCGGCGCGGCGCGCGGCTTCGTCAGCGGCGGCCTGGGCGGCGTCTTCGCGCGCCAGGCGGGCCAGGTCTTGACGGGCGCGGATGTCGCGCTCGGCGTTGGCGGCGGCGGCGGCGCCGGCTGCGCCGGGGGCGGGCAGCGCGATGCTGGGGCGCTCGGTCGGCCGCGCGCGGGGGTCGGCTGCCCTGCCCCCTTCGCGGCCTTGCTGGCGCAGCAGGTACTGCTCGCGCGCGATGGCGTTGTCCAGGCGGGTCTGGTACTCGGTGATCTGGCGCGCGCGGGCGCCGAAGGGGTCGGGCAGGCGGCTGCTCTTGAGCTCGTTGATGAGGTTGCGGTAGAGCGTGATGTCCTTGACGGTCTCGGCCAGGTTCTCGTTGAGGCTCTGCCAGGGCTTGATGTTGAAGGCGATGTCGCCCAGCGCGCGGGTGAAGCTCCCGTAGGTGGCCATGCCATCGCTGAGCTGGCCGAACCAGTTGTTCAGCGTGGGCAGCAGGGTCTGCGTGATGAGGCGCGCGACATCGCTGACTTCGTTCTTGAAGGCGGCCAGCGCGCGGTTGAACTTCTCGGCCTCGGCGGCCTGCTTGGCGGTGACGCTCGCCTGCAGCGTGCCCGCGTCGGCCAGATCCTTGAGGATGGGCGCGGCCTCGCGCACGGACTTGCCGAAGAGCTCTTGCACCACGCGCGCCTTGTTGGCGTCGTCGGCAAAGCCGGCCAGGGCGCGGGCGGTCTGCTGCAGGGCGTCCACGGGGTCGGCGCGGCGCAGGGCGGCCACGTCGACGTTGATGGCCCGCAGCGCCTGGCTGACGGCGTTGGTTCCGTCGGCGTCCTTCAGCACCTGGTTGAACTTGACCATGATGCCGCCCACGGCATCTAGCGTGGTGCCGGTGGTGCGGGCAAAGCGGTCGAGCTTGCTGATCTCTTCGACCGTGGAGCCGGTGGCGTCGGCCAGGTCGTTCATGGCGTCGACGGCATCGACAGCCGACTTCAGCCACGCGGCGATGGTGCCCACCGACAGCGCGGCGGCCAGCTGTGGGCCCAGGGCCTTGAAGGCGTCGCCCACCTTCAGCGTCTTGCTGTCCAGCTCGCCCAGGCTGCGCACCACGCCCTGCAGGCCGCCCTGCACCTGGCTGGCGCCCTGCAGGTTGAGCCGAATGCCGATCTGTTCTGCCATGGTGTGCTTGCTCAAGCCCGTGGTTCAGCGGCGCGCCGAGGCGGGGCGCTCGCGGCGGGCGCGGTCGGCCCATTCGTGCAGGGTGACGCGCTCCATGCGCTGGATGTCGGCCAGCAGCTGGCGCGCGCGGCGCGGGGGGCGGTCCAGGCGGGCCAGGCGCAGGTAGGCTTCGACGCCCGCGTAGTTGAGGCCCACCGGCTGCCCCATGCCCGCGTGCACCCACTGCGTTTGCAGCGCCAGCCACGCCTGCAGCGGGCGCTGGTTTTCGGGCAGCAGAAAGAAGGGCTTGGGGCCGCCGGTGTCGGACTGGTCGAGCACCAGGCCGAAGGCGGCCAGCGCGGCGTCTTGTTCTTGGGCGGCGTCGTCATCGTCTGTGCTCCCGAAGTCCAGCTCGCCGCGCGCGAGCAGGCGCGCCGCCTCCTCTAGTTTTTTGCTGTGCCCTTGGCTCCGCAGCTTTCGAGGTAGGCGCCAAAGATGACGCCGGCCATGCCCACGATCTCGAGCAGCGCGGCCAGGTTGGCCGGGGTGAAGGGCACCTGGTTGCTGTCGTCGTCGAGCACCCCGTCCCAGCCGGTGACCACGTCGGCCAGCAGCTCGGGCACGGTGCGCTGGTTGCTGTCGACGATGTCGCGCAGCGCGCTCTGCGACAGGCGCTTGGCCTGCAGGCTGAAGCTGAAGGCGGCGGGCTTGCCGTCGGCGCCCGGCAGCTTGCCGGCGACGGGGACGGTGATGGTGTTGGACTGATACAGGCGGAAGGCCATGCGGGGCTCGGTGGGGTGCTGGTGGCGGTGGGCAGGGCGGCGCGGTCAGGCGGCGGGGCTTACAGGCAGACGATGCGGAGCTCGTCGTTGCCGCTGCTGGGCACGAAGCGCAGGTTGAGGCCGGTGTGCAGCTCGCCTTCGTAGTCGACGTCCGAAGGGTCGATGCGCTGCACGCGCGGGGCGTGCAGGATGATCCCGACGCCCGCGCCGGTGCTGTGCGTGAAGCCCAGCGTGGTGGTGGTGTTGGCGTTGATGTCGGTGCGGAAGGTGGCCTCTTGCGCGGCGGTCAGCTCGAGCTGGCACGAGCCGGTGACATCACGCTGCGTGATGCTGACCGACTGGCCGCCCAGGATGGCTTTGCGCGCAATCGTGTTGCCCAGGTTGATGGCCAGGCCGCGGCTGGGGTAGCTGGTGCCGCTGGTCAGCGCCCCGGCGCTGTACGTTGCGCCGAGGTTGATGTCGCCCGAATTCACGTCGGACACTACGCTGGGCACCTTCCACGAGGTGAGCGTCAGCGTGGGGTCTGCCGTGGCGGTGGTGCCCCCGTCCAGGCCGGTGAAGGTGAACCTCAGCATTGGCCTTTCGCCTTCGTTGAGCATCAGCTCGGCGTTGCCCATGCAGCCCAGCGCCTTGCGCAGCGTGCCGTCGATGTGGTAGTAGATGGTGACGCTCTTGAACGACGCGCTGACGGGCGTGTACTCCACGCGGGACGGCGTGGTGAGCAGTGCCTCGGCCATGCCGCAGGCCAGCAGCAGCGGGCCCCAGGCGGGCGCGGTGCCGGCGGTGCCGCTGTTGGCCAGCTCGACGTCGAAGCTGCATTCGACGAAGCGCGTGCCAGCCAGCTGCTCACTGCCGCCGAGGTTGGCGCGGATCAGGTCGCGGTTGACGTTGGTGTAGGCGATGTTGAAGCTGGCGTTCGACACCAGGATGGCATTGGCGGCGCCATCGGGCGTGGGGTCGACGCCGTAGTTGACTTCGGTCTTGGCGAGGATGGCGGTCTTGCGGATGAGGCGGCCCATGGTGGCTTACTCCTGGCTGGCGGCGGTTTCGGTGGCGGGGGCGGCGGGCGCCGCGGCGGGTTCGGGCAAGGGCACCCAGGCCTGGTGGCCGGCGTCCCACGTCCAGCGGCCACCGGCCGGCGGCGTGCCCACGGGTTGCAGGTTGGGCGGCTCGGCAGGTGCAGGGGCGGGCTTGGCGGCGGGCATGGTGGCGGGTGCGTTGGTGGGTAGGCGCGTCACGGCCACGCGGCCAGGCTGGCGGCCTGGGTGCGGTGCTGGACGACAAGGCTGATGGTGGCGGCCACGAGCGGCGTGTCACCGTCGTCGGTCTGCCAGTCGATGGTGGGCGTCATGCGCACGTCGATCACGCCCAGGTTGGTAGCCGGCTGCCACACGGCGATGCGCGCCCAGGCGGCTTCGAGCAGGGCGTCCACGGTGGCGGCCGGCTCGCTGGCCGAGCTGGCGCCGCGCGCCAGGCAGTCAACGGCAAAGCTGGTCTGCCACTCGTAGCCGGCGCCCAGGGTGCGGGGGTAGTCGGCGCGGCTCTGGACCAGGCGCACGTTGACCTGCGCGCTGTGCTGCGCGGCCATGGGGCGGGTGGCGTTGGCGCGGACGTTGCCCGATGCCAGCCCGGGCGATGCGGTGAGCAGCGCGACCAGGGCTGCTTGGATGGACAGGTGGGCGCTCATGACTCAGGCGCGCTCGAGCATGAGCCGGCTCACGCCGGTGCCGTCGGGCTGGTGCTCGACGATGGTGTAGGTAACCGCGTTGACCACGGCGGCCTTGCCCACCGGGCTGGCGGGCACGTGCGCCGTGGGCAGCGTCAGCATGGGCTGCGCTGCTGCGATGCCGGCTACCGCCAGGCCGCCGAGCTGGTGCTCGGCGTCGAAGATGGCCTCGCGCGCCGCGCCGTCCACCGTGACGGCCAGGCCCAGGCCGCTGGCCTTGAAGAAGGGGGCGAGGTTTTCGGCAAACATGGGCGGCGGGCGGGCTTGGGGCGGCGGGGTCAGTCGGTCTCGCTCAGCGCGACGACGGCCAGCGTGTAGGCCGGGCTGCTGGTGCCGCCGATGTCGTAGTTCATGCGCAAATAGCGTGGGCAGCGGTCGAAGTTGATGGCGCGCTTCTGCGTGCTGGTGCCGGTGGTCAGGCCGGTGAAGGCGCCGCCGTCGACATCGCTGTAGCTGCGGGCCGTGGTGACGATGGCGATGGTGTCGCCGTTGGCGAAGGCGGTGCCGCCGGCAAACAGGTCGAAGGCGACGTACTGGCTGGTGAAGCGCTCGCCCACCGTGGCGTTGCCCAGGCTGCCCGAGGTGGCGCCGACGACTGCGGCCGTGGTGGCGTTGCTGAAGGTCAGCGTGATCGTCTCGGCCACGGCGTCGGGGCCGGCCACGACGTCGAAGCAGTTGCCCGTGCCGGTGTTGCTGCCTGGGGTGACGCTGGTCACCGCATCGGTGTCGGGCGAACCCTGCAGCTTGAGCGCCAGCGTGGGCGTGCTGCCCGCGGTGTTGCGGGCCATCAGCACGATGGCGCCCTGGCCCTTGAGGTTGCGCGCGTCGATGCCGGCGCTGTTGCCGTCGGCGCTGATGGCGGCCGGGGCCTGGATGTTGGTGAGGGTGGCGTCGCCGATGATGTCCATGCGTCAGTCCTTGGGTGCGGCCTTGCGCGGGCGGCGCGGCGGCGTGGGGGTGGCGGGCTCAGGGGCCGGGGTGACCATGGCGGCGTGCGCCTGCTGCACGGCGTCCAGCGCCTGCAGCAGCGCGGGCGGCTCGTCGGGCAGCGGCTGCGCGCGGCCGGCAGCCACCAGCGTGGCGGCCAGCGTGGCGGGCAGATCGCGCACATCGCCCGGGTGGGCGTCGTTGCCGACGCCCCCCAGGGCCGTGCCGCGGACGAAGCGCACGCGCATGCTCAGGCGCCTCAGATGGTGGCGCCGGTGGCCTTGCAGAAGCTCTGCGGGTGGCGCAGCGCGATGTCGGCCAGCTGGAACGACGTCACCTCGACCATGCCCTGCTTCTTGAGTGCGTACGGATCGACCACGATCTCGAGCGCGCCCCAGGTGCCGATCATCACGCTGGTGAAGTCGCCGAAGATGACGCCGTGGTCGCTGCCGCTGCCCAGCGTGGCGAGCACCTGGTTGGTGGCCACCGCGCGGTAGCCCACCAGCTGGCCGTCGTTGAGCGGGCCGGTCCAGATCATGCGGCTGTCGGTGGACGCCTGGATCACCGTCTGCGCCAGCTTGCCGGCCATGCCCGGCGTGGTGGCGAAGGCCAGGTTGCCCATCAGGGCGTTGTCCTTCAGCACCTCGGTGACCATGTCGATCAGCTTGCCGTAGGTGGGCGTGCCGCCCATGGCGATGCTGTTGACGTTGCTGGCGGCGTAGATGCCCGTGGGCTCGTTGTTGCTGCTGCTGCCGTGCAGCACGGCGCGGTCCCAGGCCAGCGCGTGCTGGGCGGCCAGGTCGTTGCGGATGAACTGCTCGACGTCGATGGACGACTGCGCCATCAGTTGGCGGCTGAAGGCCGTGGTGGCCTGCAGCGTCTTGGGCGTGAGGCTGACGCTGCCCAGCGTGGCGTTGCTGGCCGTGACGTTGGTGCCGCCGTTCTCAGGCATCCAGTAGGCCGTGGCCGCACCCGTCTGCTTGGGGAAGCTGACCGGGCTGGTCAGGCCGGCCATGACGCGGGCGCCCAGCTCCACCGCCACCGTCTGGTTGCGCAGCAGGTCGATGAACTCGCCGGGCTCGGTGAAGACCGTGGACGAGCCCTTGGTGGACGTGTTCCACAGCGATTCGGCGATGGCGGCGCGCTCGGCCTGCAGGCGCATGGGCACGAAGATGCCGCCGTGGCGCTTGGCGTTGGCGGGCAGCTGGCGCTCGAGTTCCTGGCTCAGCTCGGCCTCGAAGCCGCTGACGGCCTGGCCTTCGGCGCGGGCGATGGCGGCGGCGATGGCGCGCACGTAGCTGTACTGCTTGCGCTCGCGCTCGTTGAGCTTGACGTCGGCGGCCAGCGGCTTGTTGGCCACCTGGCGCAGCACCTCGGCCTGGAACTGCTCGACCGTGTGGCCGGCCTGGATGGACTTGAGCGCCAGCTCGCGGGCGTCGTAGCCCTGGATGGTGGCGGCGAGCTGGGAGATTTCGGCGGCGTGGTTGCGCTCGGTGACTTGGACGTCGGACATGGTGCGGCCTTTCAGCGGCTGAGGTTGCGGGGTCGGTGCGGCAGGGGCCGCGCGGTCGGCAGCAGGCGAAGGGCCGGCCACCGGGGTGGCCGGGTCGGCGGCTGCCGGCGCCGAGAGGGGTGCGGGGGGCGCGGGGGGCTGCGCCAGGGCGCGGCCGACGCCGACGCTGGGGTCGGCCGGCACGCTGACAAGGGAGACCTCGTAGGGCTCCCAGTCGGTGACGCGGTAGGTGTCGTCGTCGTCGTCGTCGGTTTCGATCAGCTTGGCGGCGTGGATCATGTAGCCCACGCTCACGTTGCGGCGGATGCCGTCGCGGACGTCTTGCCACACCTCTTCAGCCCGCACGCTGCGGCCGAAGCGCACCACGGCGCGGGCCACGCGGTCAGCCCCGACTTCAACCTGCTCGACCACGCCGACGACGTCGCGCGTGTCGTGATCCACCAGCAGGTTGGCGCCGCTGGTCAGCCGCTGCAGGCGCATGGCGGTGGGGCTGACGTCGAGGATCTCGCGGCCCCACCAGCGGTCGAACGGCGCTTCGCTGGCGAAGGCCAGCGTGGCGGTGCGGGCTTCCTCGTCGATCTGGGCGCGCTCGAACTGCAGCGCCCGGCTCAGCGGCTTGGCGGCCTGGGCCTCGCGGATGGCCGCGGGCAGAAGGTTGGCGTCTTGCATGCGGGCATTGCATCAGCCCGCGGGGTGACATTTCCAGGGGTAAATGTCACCTGCCCTTGCACGCGCTCAAGCGGCTTCGGCCGGGGCTGGTGCAGGCGCGGCTGCAGGCTGCGCGGCCGGCGTGGCGCCCGGGGCGCCCTGGTAGGCGGTGAGCGTCACCCCGTAGCGCTGCGCCAGGCTCTGCGCCTCGCCGATCTGTTGCAGCACGTCTTCGAAGTCTTGCCCCATCTGCGCGGCCAGGGTCTGCGGGGCGATCAGGCCGGCGCGCACGGCCTGGGCCTTGGCTTCCATGTCGGCGCGCGGGTCCACCCAGTCCCAGCGGCGGGCCTGCCATTCATGCATGCTGAACTTGGCCAGGCGCGACGCGGGCAGCGCGCTGCCGTTGGGCAGCAGCACCGCGCCCGACAGCAGCGCCTGCTGCAGCCAGGCGTTGAACATGGGGCGCAGGAAGGCGCCGATGAACCAGGCTTGATCGCTGGCCCAGCGGTCGCGCTCTTCGAGCGTGCCGCTGCGGATGCTGCTGAAGTTGACGCCCTCCAGGTCATTGGCCAGGCTGTGGTAGGCCACGCGCCAGCCGCTGGCGATGCGCTGCAGCGTGGTCTTGACGAAGGGGCCGAAGTTCTGCTCGGGGTACTTGCTGTCGAAGGCTTGGAACTCCACGCCCGGCGGCAGGGTGTCGAAGGTGCCGGGCTGGCTGGTGGTGATCTGCTGGCCGTCGCCGGCTTCGTCGCTGCCCACCGGGGGCAGGCCGTCGGGCGTGCGGAAGAAGCCGTAGTGGTTGGCGCCGTTCTCGGCGGCCAGCAGCGCGCTGAGCATGAAGCCGCCCAGGTGGTGCAGGCTCACCATGCCCGGGGCCATCCACGGCACGCCGCGGGCCTGGCCGGGCACGTCGACGCGGAAGCGGTGGATCAGCTCGGCCACCGGCACGCGCACCTTGCGGCGCTGCTGGGCGCCGCGCAGGTCATTGGGGTGGCTCTGGTACAGGTGCAGCGCCAGCGTGCGGCCGGCTTCGTCCTGCTCCACGCCCATGACGACGCGGTTGCCGTTGGGCAGCAGCTCGGTGTGCTGGGTGTCGATGCGGTCGGCGTCGATGAGCTCGAGCGCGAAGTTGTAGCGGTTGCCGGCCGCCGCGCCGCGCACCATGCGCACCAGAAACTCGCCGTCGGTGGGCAGGCTGCCCACCAGCGTCTCGCAGACGTCGCGCAGGCTCATGGTGCCGGTGATGTCGGCGGCGGCGGCCCACTCGGCAAAGGCGGCTTCGATGGCCTGGTTGGCCAGGCGGTCGGGCGTGCGGCCGTTGTCGTCGACCACGCGGGCCTGCAGGCGGAAGCCGTCAGGGCCGACGATGTTGCCCTGGCACATGCCGATGAACTTGCGCGCGTAGTCGTTGTTCTTGGCCAGGTCGCGGGCGCGGGCGCGCAAGCGGTCGAGATCGCTGCGCAGCTCTTCGTTGATGCTGGCGTTGGCGGTCCACCATTCGCTGGTGAGGCGGTCAACCCGGGCGGCATCGAAGCGGCGCAGTACCGTCGGCGTGATGCGGCGGCCAATGGCCGGCGGGGCGATGAACTGCGCCACGCGCTGGCGCAGGCGTTGGGTGAGGCTGGGCATGGGCAAGTCCTGCGGGTGGGGTCGGCTCAGCGGCGGGCGAAGCGCACGAAGACGCGGCGCGGGTCAGGCAGGCCGCGGGCGGCACGGCTGGCGGCGTCTTCGCGCAGCACCTCGCCGCGGTACTTGTCGCGCAGCTGCAGCAGCTCGGGGATGGGGATGTACTTCAGCTGGCGGCCGGCAATCTGGTACTCGCCCACCTCGCTGGTGGCGCGGCCTTCGATGACGGCTTCGATGGCGTCGAGCACCTTGCGGGCGTGGCTGCGGCCATCGGTGGCGGTGGCGAAGGTGGGCCGCACGGTGAGCGTGCCGGTGCCCACGGTGTACACCTCGCCGGCCTTGCTGGCCTGGGCGCGCCAGGTGTAGGTGGCGGCGGCCCAGGTGGCGGTGGTGGCGGCGGCCACGGTGACCAGGTGGGCGTCACCGTCGGCGCTGGCGCTGAAGACGTAGCGGTTGGCGGCGCTGACCAGCGTGTACGTCAGGGCCCAGCCCTGGCCGGCCGGGTAGTCAGCCAGGATGCGGCGCCACTTGGCGGTGTCGCCTGCGGCCAGCACGGCCGGCTCTTGGGTGGGGATGTCGCTCATGGCGGGCACTCTGCGGGGGTTGGGGGTGACATTTCAAGGGGCGGATGTCACCTGTCACCGGCCGCGCACGACGCGCAGCACCTGGCGCTCGGTGATCTGCTCCTGGCGGGCGATTTCGGACAGGCGCACGTTCTCGAGGTAGGCGCGCTGGATGCGGCTGTTGCGCTCGGCCCGGGCGTCGCGGGTCTGGCGGCGCGGCACGTGCACCTGTTCACCGCCCCAGTGCTGGCGGATCTCGCGCTCGACCTGCTGGGCCAGCTGCTCGTCAAGCTGGCGGCCGGCGGTCTGCTCGGCGCGGCGCACGCGGGCGAGCATGTCGCGCACGATGTCGGCGTGGGTGGGCAGGTGGGCAGTGGTCACCATCGGCGGCGTCCTTGTGGGATGGTCGGGCGGTGGGCGGGGCGGCGCTGCGGGGTGGGCGGCGCGGTGGCGGTGGGGGCGGCGGGCGGCGGCTCGGGCTGGGCGGCGGGCTCGGGCGCGGCCTGCGGCGGCTCTTGCGTCAGCGCGGGCGGCGGCGCGGGCGCGGCCGGCTCGTCGAACAGGCTGCGGTCTTCGACTCGGGCCTGCCATTTGCGCCAGTCGCCTTCCCGCCAGCGGTCGATGCCGGCGAACACGGCGGCGGCCAGGGCGTAGACGGCGCAGTCCAGGGCCTCGTTGCGGCGGCCGGCAGGCTTGGTCCACTCCAGGCGCGGGCGGCCCTTGACGTAGCGGGTGACCAGCTTCTCGCTGGTGAGCTGGTCGAAGACCTCGGGCGGAAGGTGGCGGCTCAGGTGCACGTAGCCCGGGCCGGGCTGGGCGGTGCGCAGGCGGCCGTAGATTTCGGCCTTGGCGGTGTCGGTGCCGATAGGCCACAGCTTGACGCCGCCTTTCATCTTCTGGCCGCGCCAGGTCACGTCTTGCGGCGTGGGCTTGCCCAGCAGCGCCTTGCCGGCCTGGCTCATGCCTTTGACAGGGTAGACATGCGCGTGCTGGTGGGTGCGGGCGTAGGCGTAGACGGCCTGCGTGTGGTGGCCGCCGCTGTCGACCATGCAGGCCAGCACGGGCACGGGCCGGCCGCTGGCGTGCAGGATGGGCGTGCGGCGGTACTCGGTCAGCGCGGCCCAGGGGCTGCCGGGCTGGCTTTCGTCGAGCGCGGGGTCGCCGTAGAAGACGGCGCGGTCGACGAGCTGGCGCTCCATGCCGCGCCCCCAGGCCCACACGTAGGCCTCGATGCGGTCGCCCTGCACGTCGGCGCCGATGGTGGCCACGTACAGGCCCCAGTGCACCTGGCGCAGCGGGATGTCGGCGGCGCGCTTGCGCAGGGCGTGCTCGTCGGCGCGGTCGCCGCTTTCTTCAAAGGTCTCGGCCAGGCGGGTGTTCACGAAGACGCGCAGCAGGCTGATGTCGCCTGCGCGGCTGGCTGTCAGCGCGCGGTGCCATTCGGCCACGATGTCGGCCCAGCTCAGCCAGCCGAGCGGGCTGTAGAGGCTGCTGAGCTGAAAGCCGCGCACGCGGCCGGCGGCGGCGCCCGGGGCCTCAGCCACCCAGCGGCCGGCGGCCAGCATGGCGGGCTTGTGGTGCTCGCGGATCTCGCCGCCGCACTCGCGGCACACGTAGCGCACGCTGTCGGGCAGCGGGCTGCCGTCGTCGGCGCTGTCCCACTTCAGCCCGTGCGCCTTGTCGGCGCCCCACTCCAGGGCCTGGTGCTCGCCGCAGTGCGGGCAGGGCACGTGGTAGCGGCAGCGGTCGCTGGCCAGGTAGCGCTGCTCGATGCGGCTGAAGTCCTTGGTGGTGGGCGTGCTGGTCAGCAGGCGCTTGCGGCGGCTGAAGGTGGTCTGCCGCGCCTCGGCCAGCTTGATGGGGTCGCCCTCGCCGTCGGCGTCCAGCGGGTAGGCGTCGATCTCGTCGAGGAACAGGTCGCGCACGGGCATGCTGCGCAGGCCGGCGGCGCTGTTGGCGCCGGCCACAGCCATGAAGCCCCCCGCGAACTCTTTGAGCAGCGTGGTGTTGGCGTCATCGCGGCTGCGGTTCTCGCGCACTTTGCGGCGCAGGGCGGGCGATTCTTCGATCATCGGCGCCAGGCGCTGGCGGCTGTAGCGCTTGGCCATGTCGATGGTTGGCTGCACGATCATCACCGGGCCGGGGTTGGTGTCCACCAGGTAGCCCAGCCAGTTCGAGCCGATGCGGGTCTTGCCCGTCTGCGCGCCCCACATCAGCACCACCTCTTCAACCGTGCTGTGCTGGCTGAGGCAATCCATCGGCTCGCTGGCGTAGGGTGTGCGGGCGGCACGGTAGGGGCCGGGCTCGGCGCTGTCTTTGGCGCTCAGGATGATGGAGCGTTCTGACCATTGGGATACGCCGATGCGCTCGCTGGGCCAGGCGTAGGCCATGGCGGCGCTGATGACCGTGCGGGCCTGAGCCAGTGCGGCTGTGGAGTCCAGCAGGTCGCGCGCGCCCATGTCAGACGCGCTCCTTCAAATGCAGCAGGGCGTTGCGGATTTCGATGTCCAGCGCATCATGAACACGGGCCTGGTTTGTCTCGGCGGCCAGCACGGCAGACAGGCGGTTAGGGATCTGCTGCATGGCCTCGCGGAAAGTGGCGAAGATGCGGGACAGCTCGGCCTGGATGTCGGCGGCCGACACCAGCTCACCGATGGCCTTCTTGTATTCCAGCTCGGCCAGCTTGGCGTTGTAGGCGCGCTCCTGCGCCTGCGCCTGGCGGAAGATGGCGTCCACGCGGCCAGCCTCGGCAATCGGCCGCAACGGCTCGCTGGGTTCGGTGCCCGGCTTGGCGTTGGTGCCGTTGCGGGCGCGGCCCAGATCGGTGGTGTTGCGGATCAGCCGGTCGGTCAGCTCAAAATCCACCACGCGCCGGCCGTTCACCTCGCGCTCCACCAGGCGCCCTTGGTGGCCGAGCTTGGTGACGTAGGCGGGCGACTTCTTGATGTGCTCCGCGTACTCGCTGCGGCTGCCCGTGGTCATGAGCGCGCAGCCTCCACCTCGGCAAAGGTTTGGCCGGTGGCCTCGAGGGTGGCCTGGCGGCCGGTGAAGGCTTGCCAGCGGTTGATGATGACGTCGACGTAGCGGGGGTCGAGCTCCATCAGGCGGGCAATACGGCCGTTCTTTTCGGCGGCGATTAGAGTAGTGCCACTGCCGCCGAAGCTGTCTAGAACTGAATCGCTGCCCTTGGTGTTGTTGAGCATCTGGTACTCAAACAACGCCACCGGCTTCATGGTTGGGTGCTCCGCACTTCGCGCCGGGCGGTCAAACTCCAAGATCGTGGTCTGCTTACGGTCGCTCGCCCACAAGTGCCCAGCGCCCTCCTTCCAGCCGTACAGGCAGGGCTCGTGACGCCAGTGATAGTCCTGGCGGCCCATCACCAGGCTTTGCTTTTTCCAGATCAGGCACTGACGCACTTTCCACCCGGCGTCCTGCGCTGCGCCTCTGAAGTTATAGCCCTCCGAATCGGCGTGCCAGATGTAGAAGACGGCGCCGGGCTTCATCACTGCGTCGGCAGCCACGTAGGCGTCGCGCAGAAACTGGCGAAACTGGCCATCGGCCATCGAGTCGTTCTGGATCTTCAGAGCGTCTTTGGTTTTGCCCTCGTAGGCCACGTTATAGGGCGGATCGGTAAGCCACATGTCAATGCCCCCCCCCCAGGGTGAGCGCTTCCATGTGGTCGATGCGCGTGCTGTCCCCACACATCACCCGGTGCTTGCCCAGCAGCCACACATCGCCATCCGCCGTCACCGGCTGCGCGGGGGGCTCGGGCGCTTCGTCAGGGTCGGTGAGTCCTTCGGTTTCGGGCTCGGGCTCGGTCAGCAGCGCGCCCAGCTCGTCAGCGTTGAACCCCAGCAGGTCAAGGTCGAAGTCAGCGGCCTGCAGGTCTTCCAGCTCCAGGCGCAGCATGGCTTCGTCCCAGCCTGCATTGAGGGCCAGCTGGTTGTCGGCGATGACGTAGGCGCGCTTTTGCGCATCGCTTAGGTGCGCCAGGCGGATGCAGGGCACCTGGGTCAAACCAAGGGCCTTGGCCGCCATGACGCGGCCGTGGCCAGCGATGATGCCGCCCGCCTCGTCCACCAGCACCGGGTTCGTGAACCCGAACTCCCGCATGCTGGCCGCGATCTGCGCCACCTGCTCGTCGCTGTGGGTGCGGCTGTTGCGGGCATAGGGCACCAAGCCCGCCACCGGCACCAGCTCTAGTCGGTCTTGAATTACCACCGCTGCCATCGTTTCACCTGGCCGTTTCACGTTTCACCAATGCCGAAACTTGCCCACTAGCCGAAGATCGCGCTCGCGAATGACC